AGATATCGGCAAGGTGGATTTGTAAGTACCTATTCTGATGATTGGGATGACCCACCAATAAAATTAGAAAAGGAATATAAATATTATTAGGAGATATTATGGAACCAGATAGTGGACCTTTAAGAAGAAAAATGAGAAAAAAAGTTACTGGCAGAACAAGTGCTAGAAAACCTGGAAAACCTCCTAGACCTCTTGAAAGAAATACAATTGGAAAACCTAGAAACCCGAAGCTTAAACTTGAGAGACCAGCAGGCTCAAAGCCAAGACCTGGTGTTCCTCAACGAATGAGAAATCAACCTCAAGCTAAATTAACATTCTTAGACATTGCAAAAAAAGTTGTAGGAGAAGGAGGATCACCTAAGTTGAAAACAGATCAAGATAGATATAATAGAATAGTAAACACTTTAACTGGTTCAGTAAGAAATAGACCAGGTGACTTTGCTATGAAAAAAACAGGAGGAGTTATGAAAAAAATGTTAACTGGTGGACAATCTAAAATTGCAGCTAAAGCTCCACCGACTAATAAAATAGATGAAAAAGATTTTGCTGTCCTAAGAGCTGAAAAAGCAAAAGGTAGAGGTCAAGGTTTACAAGATGAGAAAATGAAACCAGGCAAAGTTATGAAAGCTAGAAGAGGTAGATTTACTAAAGACCAAAAGAAAAAATACCCAGGTTTAGCTAAAGCTGGATCAGTAAATGAATTTTTAAAAAGAAGAAAACAATTATCAGGCACTGGCACATTTGGTTTTAGTGAAAAAATGAAAGCACAGGAGCAAGGTTTAATTGATAAAAAAACTGGAAAAGGTAGAGCAGATTTAATGAAAAGAGCAAAGTCTGTTAAGTTTGGTAAAAGACTTCTTATTCCAATTGCAATTGGTATCGCTGGTGTTCAAGCTTTGAAATCAAAAATGAAAAAGAAAAAAGAAGAACCTAAGAAAAAAATGGGTGGTGGCATGATGAAAAAATATGCAGAAGGTGGCTTAACGGCACCAGAGCAAGCTAGAAGAAAAGCTTCACCATCATTAGGACAAATGGCAAGAAAAATTAAAGGAAAAGAAGATTCATCAGTGACACTTGCTAAATTTATGAAATCTAAGGTTGATGCATTAAACGAAAGTGTAACAGCTGGAGGAATGAAAAGAGAAAGAGTTACTCAAGGTTCAAGAAAGAGAAGAAAAGAAGATTTTATAAAAGATGTTGCAGCTGGTAAATATAAAAAACCAAATAAGGATGCAGCTTATTATAAAAGTATTGGTCTAACTGGTGAACGTGGAGATAAAGCAGTGAAAGGTTTTTTTGCACCAAAAAAATATATGGGTGGTGGCATGATGCAAAGACCAATGGGCATGATGAAAAAAGGTCAAATGGTTAAGGCCCGTGGTGGCGGAATGGCGAGAACAAAACCTACTAAAATGTTCTAGGAGGGACTATGTCCCTAAAGGGTCTTTTAAAATTTGGTCAGAGATTGCTGAGAGGTAGAAAAGAATCAGCGACACCGACCACTGGACAACAAACAAAATTATTAACTTACGAAGGTAAAGGCTCACAGGCCACCGGACAAGAACTTGCTCGACAAGAAATTAAAAACCCACCACTAGTTCTTAACAAAACGGAATCGTTACACATGGGAGATAAAACAGCTCCTGCGTTTGGATCTTCTACATATGATTGGGTGATGAGAAAAGGTCGAGGTCAATACACTGCTGACGAATGGGTAGATCATCTGACATCTACAAGAAAAGAAAATTTTGAAATCTTTGGCAAACCAGCAACAAGATTAGTGCGGGGTGAAAAAAGATTTAAATACGATCAAGGGCCGTTTGCTGGAAAAGAAGTTACGATTAACAAAGAAGAGTTATTTGATTCTAATGTAGCAATTTTTGATGCTGGCGGTAATTTAACAGGTGGTCTTCTTTATGCTGCAAAACAAACAGGTGATAAATTAGATGCTAACACGATCGGTAATATGATTAAAATGAATCCTGTTAATAGACTAAAACCAACAGAATTTGGTTTGCCTGCGGGTGCTAAAGAAAATTTTTTAAAAAAAAGTGAAAGTGTTAAACAACAGTTAGAAGCATTAAAACAAAAATATATAAATAATGATAACATTGTTAATAGTATAGACGAAATAAATTATCAACTTAAAGGGTTAGATGATACTCTAGGCACAAGATCTTTGACAAATGTAACAGGTGAATTAAAAGATTTACGTAATAATCCTTTCCTTACTGCTGACGCTAAAAAAAATATTAATAAAATAATAGGTGAGCTAGATGAGGCTGTGAGACCATTAAAAAATAAGAAGACATATTATCAAGGTGAAACAAGCTACACTTTGCAAGGTGGTAAAGATTATAGAGAAGTTGTTTTTAATTTAGATGAAGCAATCCCAACAAATCAAACTGCTTTGAAAGAAGGGGGCCACTTTGCTGATACAGGTTTGAAAAATCAAATATATCATTTACGATACGATACTAGATTTACGCCAGATGGGAAAAAAGGATATCTTATTCACGAAATACAATCTGATGTAAACCAAAGAGTTGCTAAAAATTATACNAAGGCACAGATGTTGTCAGGTGAAATTAGAGCTAATCCATTCAATGCAGATATTGAGATGGCAGCTTTATCAAATCAAAGATTTAATATTTTAAGACAAATAGAAGATGGTATTGCAAAACAGGACAGTACNAAGGTTTTGGCATTACAATCGAACTTAAAAAATGTATTAAAAAAAATTGAAAAGATGCAAACAAGAAGAGGTACCAAAGAAGATTATTTTCCTTTGGTTGAAGCTGATGCCTACGGTGATCATGCTTTAAAATATTTGGTACAAAAAGCAGCAAGAGAGGGTGTAGATTTTGTAGCTGTTGCTCCATTTAACAAACTACATTTTAGACAAGGATACAAAGCAGGTAATGAAAGATTTTATGGTTATCCATCAGGTAAAGGAATTGATAATAAGGGTAAAGCGGTTATGCCAGATCTTATGAAAAAACTAAGTAGACTTTACTCTACAAAAGCAGGTTCACAAAAATTAACTTTATCAGATCCAAAACTACCTTATAAAAAAGTTAGCTCTGATGCTTTTAAATACCCTGATAAAAAAGGAGCTAAGGTAATTAAAAGTAATTATCATGAAGAAGCTGTAAAAGATCCAAAAAAAGGATACAAACTTATTTTAGAAAATGACCCAAGGTTGTATTTTGATGCTTTTGCGATTAAGGTAGTNCCTGCAATGAGAGGTACACAAAAAACCTACAAGAGAACAGGTGGACTTGTGGTAGATATATTTAAACCTATGAGGTACAATAGACCATGGCTGTAGAAAAGAACGAAGAAATTATATCAGAAGACGCTAAAATTGAAGAGGTTGTTGAGCAACCAGAAGGTTTACCTATTGATGTGCAAGTTGAGGGTGAAGAGGATGTTGAAGAAAGACCTCAAGATGATTTCAATTCAAATTTAGCAGAAAATATGGATGAGAGAACATTGAGAGAAATGTCCTCAGAATTAATTGAAGAATATAAAAAAGATAAAGTTTCTAGAAAAGATTGGGAAGATGCATACATTAAAGGTTTAGATCTCTTAGGGACTAAATACATTAATGTTACTAGACCTTTTAAAGGTGCATCTAATGTTACTCACCCTATGTTGTCTGAGGCAACCACACAATTTCAGGCACAAGCTTATAAAGAATTAGTTCCTTCAGATGGTCCTGTAAGAACTCAAACAATAGGTTTAAAAACACCAGCTATTGAGCANCAAGCAGAACGTGTAAAAGAATACATGAATTATCTTCTTATGGAAGAAATGGAAGAGTACACAACTGANATGGATCAAATGTTATTTTANTTACCACTCTCAGGATCTACTTTTAAAAAAGTGTATTATGATGAATTATTAGGTAGACCAGTATCTAAATTTATTCCTGCTGAAGATATAGTTGTACCCTACTATGCATCAGATTTAAAAGATTGTGAGAGAATAACTCATGTAATTAAAATGACAAAAAATGAAGTTATTAAAAAACAAGCCGCAGGTTTTTACAGAGACATAGAATTAACTGAGGGTTCTACAGAACAAGACCAATTATCAAAAAAAATTAGTGAGCTCGAAGGAGTAAAAAGCACAGGTAGTGATTATTTACACACAATATTAGAAATGCATGTAGACTTAAATTTAGATGATTATGAGAATTTTGATGACAAAGCAAAAAAAATTAAAATACCTTATGTAGTAACGATTGATGAGGGGTCAGGAGAAATTTTATCTATTTATAGAAACTACGCTCCTGGAGATTTAAATTATTCTAGAGTAGAATTTTTTGTACACTATAAATTTTTACCTGGTCTTGGGTTTTATGGTTTTGGTTTGACTCACATGATAGGTGGTTTATCGACAGCTGCCACACAAGCATTAAGACAATTGATTGATGCAGGTACNCTAAAAAATTTACCAGCAGGTTTTAAATCTAGAGGTATAAGAGTTAGAGACGATGACCAGCCAATACAACCAGGAGAGTTTAGAGATGTAGATGCACCAGGCGGAAACATCAGAGATCAATTTTTCAACTTACCTTTCTCAGAGCCGAGTGTAACTTTATATAATTTACTCGGCTTTGTGGTACAAGCAGGGCAAAAATTTGCAGCAATCACCGATTCAAATATAGGTAATGATGTCCAAAACAGAGCTGTTGGAACTACTGTTGCATTAATGGAACGTGGTTCACGTGTTATGAGTGGTGTTCATAAACGTTGTTATTACGCAATGAGATTAGAATTTAAAATTTTATCAAGAATTTGTGGAGAATTTTTACCACCTGAGTATCCATATGATGTTTACGGTGGACCAAGACAAATAAAATCTTCAGATTTTGATGGAAGAGTAGATATTTTACCAGTTGCTGATCCAAATATTATGTCCATGGCACAAAGAGTAACACTTGCACAAACACAATTGCAAATCGCATCATCAAATCCACAGATTCATAACATTCATGAAGCTTACAGAAGAGTTTATGAGGCCTTAGGAACTAAACAAATTGAAACTTTGTTGAAACCTGCCCCAAAACAGCCAGAACCAATGGATCCTGCAAAGGAAAATGCACGTGCTCTACAAATGAGATTGCTTACAGCCTTTGAATTTCAAGATCATGATGCTCACATATCTGCACACATGGCTTTTATGGCAACACGGATGGTTCAAATAAACCCACAAGTGTATGCTTTGTTGCAATCACACGTTTCTGACCACATTTCTTTTAAAGCAAGGGCAGAAGTTAATGCATCTATGGCACAAAATCCACAAATGGTGGAGATGCAACAAGCAGATCCAGAACAATTTGCAATTATGTATGATGCAGAGGTAGCAAAAAGGGCTGCACAGATAACTTCAGAGCTTGCACAAACAGAAATGCAGGCAAATGCTGCCAAACAAGATCCATTAGTAAGAATAAAACAGCAAGAAGTTGATTTAAGAGCTATGGATATGCAAAGAAAAGCAGAAGAAACACAATTTAAACAAGATCAAGAAAATAAAAGAGCTGCTGACAGATTAGAATTCGATTATGATAGATTAGCAACTCAAGATCAGCAGTCTGACGAAAGATTAGAAGTTGCAAGGGAGAAAATAAATGCAAAAAACTAAGAGAGGACTAAGCGGTGGTATTAAATCAGGGCCACCTCCAAAATCAGGACCAAATCCACAAGGTCTGAAAGCAGGGGGATGCCCACATAGAGAACCAGGAGCTAAATCTGATATCAAAGGAATTAAAGATATACAAATTACCGGAAAAAAGTTCATCGGTTTACGATAATTTACCAGAAAACGAAAAAATTCTTTTTTTAGCTGGTGTTTTTGACGGAGAGGGGAGTTTTGGTATTTGGTCTAAGCTTAAAACCAAAAAATATTTTGCTTGTTCCGTTGAAATGACTGATAAGGACATGGTTAAAAGATTTCATGATTTTTTTGGCGGGGCTTTTTACCTTTGTAAACGAAGAAAAGAACATCATAAAGACACTTGGCGTTGGCGGATTAATGGTAAGGGGGCTTTAAATACAATTGATAAAATGATAGATTATTTAAGTAAGAGACGTAAGGAGAAATTTAAAAATGTGGTTCAGTGCCTTAAAATTAGGATTAAACGCAGCTAGTCATATCTATAAAAAGAAACAAGAAACTAAAATGGCTATGGCGGATGCACAACACATGCATGCCGCTAAAATGGCTAAGGGTGAAACTGAATACGCGGGTAAGTTATTAGAGGCTAGACAATCGGACTGGAAAGACGAATTCGTGTTGATCGTATTAACGCTCCCGATTTTAGTGATCGCATACGGAGTCTTCAGCGAGGATCCGGCAGCGTCTGAAAAAATAAAAGAATTCTTTGTACAATTTCAACAGCTCCCTACGTGGTTCACAAATTTGTGGATCCTTGTCGTTGCGAGTATATATGGTATAAAGGGAACACAAATATTTAGAGGAGGAAAAAAATAAATGACTAAACTATGTCCAAGAGGTAAAGCGGCAGCGAAAAGAAAATTTGCCGTGTACCCATCAGCGTATGCTAATGCCTACGCTTCAAAAATATGTGCAGGAAAAATTAAAGACCCATCAGGTGTAAAAAGAAAAGATTTCAAAGGACCTAAAAAAGCAGTTCTAGGTGCCCTCATAGGTTTTGGTGCAGCAGCTGCGGGTAAAAAATTTTTAAAAAAGAAAAGTTCTAAGATGCTAGGCATGGATAATATTAAGCCAGGAGAAACAGTTGCTGAACTTTACAAGAAAAAAATGCAAGGCACTCAAGGTCCGATTAGAACTATGAACAAAGGTGGCGGTGCTGACATGAGTAAAGTGAAAACAAAAAAAGCAGGACCAGCAGGTGGTATCAAAAGAAATAGAAAACCAAAAACTATGCTTGATAAAAAAGGTTTTCAATTAAAATATCCAAACAGAGGATCTCAACCTGGTAATCCAGTTGTTATGTATAGCGTTAAAAAAGGTGGTTTAACTGCTGAATTAAATAATCCTGCAAAAGGTTACACTAAGGGTGGAATGTCTGATTATTACAAAGATTTAATGTAATGCAAAAAAATATCCAGTACATGAAAGAGGGAGGCCTAAAGAAATGGTTCTCTCAAAAATGGGTGGATATAGGTTCAAAGAAAAAAGGTGGAGGATTTAGAGAATGTGGAAGAAAATCTGCAAGTGGATCAAAAAGAAAATACCCCAAATGCGTGCCTGCTGCAAAAGCCGCCCGAAT